CGTATTCGGTTTGGGTAAAGAAACGGGAGGCTGAACCGCCGTCGGCGTGATGTGTGGAAAGACGGTCATGGTGTTTTTCTGCCCCGTACAAACCCACGCTTTTGCTTTGCTGAACATAGGGACTGGGCGACTTGCTCTCTGGGAAAAGGTTGGCTGGGCAGCCTTCGGCGCAGTTCCAAATGGTGCTTTCTACGCTTGATTCTGTCTTTTCGTAGTCGGGGTTTTTCACCTGACCAAAACCCGACCACTCCTCAATTTTGTTTATGGCTACGGTTTCGCTCTTTGTGCCTACCTGTCGGCAGAGGGGCGAGTGGGTGATAATTGTGTTGGCAGGCCAGCGACCGACAACTTCGCTTTCACCTAATTTGGCTATCGGTGCGCCATTGCCGAAATTATTGCCGTGTTGGTTGCTGAAATCGTTGATGTTGTTCTTGCGAACTTCGTTTCCAACCCGTGTGCCGTCAATGTTCAGCGCACCCGTTCCCCATTTCACTACGTTCTTGGCGACGGTCTTTTCGCTTAGGGGCTTGCGAGCGACGACAATGGGTTCGTGGCTGGGCTTTAGGGCTGTTCCCCAGCCTTGCCAGCGTTGGGCTTCGGGGGTGGCAGGGGCGGTGATGTTTGCTGTTGCCGAGCCACCCATACTGTCCGAGAAGCCAACGGGGGAGTTTGCCGTTTCTGACGGGCGTCTAGCAGCGTATCGGTTTTGACCCACCACTTCACGCTCGGCTCCGGCCGCCTTGTCTATCGCCTTGCTCACGTCCAGCGATTTCGGGAAGCCGGAGCCGTATGTCCAGTGGATACTGTCTCTAATCTCAAATCCAGCGTCCTCAATGGCAACTGCTATGCGGTGATACGTTCGTGTTCCGCCAAAGGCAAGTAAGTGACCGCCCGGTTTCAGCACCCGTAGGCATTCCAACCAGACCTCTACGTTGTAAGCAATGCCCGTGCTATCCCACGACTTCCCCATAAATCCAAGTTCGTATGGGGGGTCGGTCACAATGCTGTCGACCGAGTTGTCGGGCAGGGATTTCAGCGTGACGAGACAGTCGCCTTTGAGCAACATTAGAACAACGCCTCTTGCGTGGTCGTAGGCGTTTCCACCTGCGTTTGCGCCCATTCGGTGCGCCCCTCAATGATGCCCCAATAGTCCTCTGTGAGTTCGCAACCGACCCATTGGCAGTTTTCCAGCACCGCAGCAACGGCTGTCGTTCCGCTTCCCAAGAACGGGTCAAGAACCAGACCGCCTTGTGGTGTTACCAGACGAACCAAATGACGCATAAGGCTTACGGGCTTTACTGTCGGGTGAAAGTTCTTTGCTGGGGCTTTGATGGAGCCGAACTTGTCGCCTGCCTCAGTTAGACCACCGCCACCAACGGTTTGCTTGGTTTCCAAATCACCTAGTCCAGCGTTGCGCTCACGGGTAGAGGCTTTGGCTTGGTAGATAAACGGGGGAAAGTCAATGTCGTCGTAGCCCGTGTTGGTGAAATAGCGTGACGCACCGCCACTGTCGCCCATTGTGCGTGCTTGATTTGGCTTGTCTTTGTGAGTTCCGCCTGCGCCGAACGCCCCGATTTCACTACGCCCACGAACCGCAGGGAACACGCCACCGGGTCGGATACCGCTTTGCTCGTCTAGGTCAAGAACAGGACAGCCCTCAACGCACTCCCACACGTCGCTTTGGATTTCCGTCGGCGTGGTAATGGCACGGTTGGTTCCCCAGCCGTCGGCTTGCTTCTCCGTAGTGAAATCTGTGTTGGTCGCCATTTGTTTGGTGCGGGTTCCAATTTGGACACACTCAGGCGAGTGGGTCAAGATGGTGTTCGCAGGCCAACGACCGACAACTTCGCTTTCACCTAACTTGGCAATAGGTTCGCCGTTTCCCCATTGGTTGCCGTGTTGGTTGCTGAAATCGTTGATGTTGTTCTTGCGAACTTCGTTTCCAACCCGTGTGCCGTCGATGTTCAGTGCGCCCGTGCCGTAGGTCAGAACATTGTTCGCCACCGTTCCAATAACAGGCTTTCTAGCAACAACTACAGGCTCGTGCGACGGTTTTAGGGCAGTTCCCCAGCCTTGCCACTTCTTTGCTTCGTCAGTGGCAGGGGCGGTGATGTCCCATGTTTGGTATTCAGTTTCACCACCGACTGAAGGCAGCGCCGATTTGCCAGTGGTGCTTCGAGCCTTAGTATCGCTTCCCACCACTTCACGGTTCTTGTAGGCAAACCACTCGATGCCCGTGCGCTCTGCCACTAGTCGCTCGATTTCCTCTGGAACTTCGGGGAGCAATGGGCGAAGTAAGTCAAACAGGTCTGCGGTGGCTATTTGCGGTTGGTCGTAGCGAAGATAATGACTACCGACATCAGATTTACCTATTGCCTCATTTATTTGATTGGCATTTAGTCCGGTTGAGCGCATCCATTCCACGAAACGGTGTTGACGCTGGCGGTTCTCGCCCATGCCCTTGTCTATCGCCTTGCTGATGTTCATAGATTTCGGAAAGCCTGAACCGTATGTCCAATGGATGGAATCACGGATTTCAAACCCTGCATCCTCAATGGCGACGGCGATACGGTGATAGGTGCGAGTGCCACCGAACGCCAAAAGGTGTCCGCCGGGTTTCAGCACACGGAAGCATTGTTTCCAAACTTCCACGTTGTAGGCGATACCGCTGGCATCCCAGCCTTTGTTCATAAAGTTTAATTCGTATGGTGGGTCGGTGACGACCGAATCAACTGAGTTGTCTGGTATCAGCAACAGTTGTTCTAGGCAGTTCCCTTTGAGTAAGCCAGTAGTCATGTTTCCACCTTACAAAAAATCTAAGGGGCAATAGTAGACACCGGAATACTTATTCACACCCGTCGCTAGACCACGGGCTGAAACCGTCACGCTTGTAATACCAAATAGCGACCTCAGCCTGCTGTTCTGGCGTTGCGTAAATGGCACTAGAAACAGGAATACCAAGAGCGTTTGCGCCGTATTTCCAAATGTAGGGCAAGAACTGGTAAAGACCCTCTGCGCCCGACGATACGTTCACAGACGTGGGGTGATTACGGCTCTCGGCGTATCGGATACAGGCAAAGGTGTATTGAGCCGACTTTGGCAGTATCCGCATAGGGTCGTCTGCTGATGGCTCGTATGCCGTTGGGTCTGTGTTCCACGTCTGCCACAGGGGTATGCCGACGTTATAGCCTTCACCATAAACGTGAGCCGTAAAGTGTCGCTCTGGCATGGGGTCTGCCACTACTGCTGGCTTCACCACGACTGGCTTTGCCTTGATGGCGTGATGGGTCACAACGACGGACATAACAAATGCCCGTGTTGCCTGAATACTCGCAGTCTTGCGCTGAACAGCATCCGCCTTTGGCGACGTGTTGCTCAACAGTCCTGCGACCGTGATTATGGCTATGAGGGCTATAAGCAACCCTCTAGCCACCGACCTCATCGGCCCCCAATGGTCGGGGAATACAAACTTCTACTTACGTTGATGGATTGCATAGCAACCACCTTTCTTGGGTAGTCACGCCCGAAAGCGTTTATACAAGGTTACACGAAGGTGAAAGCCCAAGTCAAGTATTTAGTTGTTTCCCCTGATGAGAGGTGATTATCGGGGTTGTGGCGGTATGGTTCCCGACTTGACGTATTCAGAACCGCCGTTGTTCCAAAAGTCGTTCCACGAAGGCAACACCTCATTGAGAACAATGTTCTTTTGGTTGTCCGTCAAGTCTTTCATTTTCAGCAGACCGTTGATAGCGTCGTTCGTCCGGCTCACCGTTGCTTGGTCAATGTTGCTCGTTCGTATGACCTTGAACAAATCTTCTGGCGAGGGCGTTCCGTGAAAAGCGTTTCCACCATCAATGCCCAGAACGCTACCGTCTTTCTGAACCATAATGTTTCCACGATTACGGTCGTAATTTCCAGTGACAGTATCCAGCCACCTAATTTGCCCCATGCCTTCACTCATCATTACGGACATACGTTCGGCGTATGGTGATGTAATCGTTGTGTGACCCTCAATGTAGGGGTGTATGGTGTCTTTGTTGCTACCGGCGACGAACGCTGCGTCACGGATAGGTGTTCCAATTGCCTTGCCGATACGGGCTTGTAGAACCTCTGCGTCGGCGTTTTCGGCAGTCTCGTTGTGTTTCACTACACCGATAGAGCCGTCTTTGAGGCGCACCGTGTCAAATCCTTTGTTCAACGCACCGCCCCACTTTTCCCGTCTGGTCAAGGTTTCAGCAACCTCTGTCGACTTTAGACCGACAAACGAACTCTTTGGCGGTTCGACAATTTTAGGGGCTTTCGATTCACGGGGCGGTTTTGGCGTTGTCGTAATGTTTTCACCAGCCCTACGATTACGCCACGCCTCAATGGCATCCATGCCGTTGCCTTGTTCGTACTGGTTGCCGTGAAATTCATGACCCGGAACGTCGCCCTTTTTCACCTCTTGGTCGTCATAAACGGCGTTCAAAAGTTGATAGTGGATTTGGCTCGCTTCGTCAGCATCACCAGACTTTTCGGCTTCTTTTTCTTTTTTCCAAAGGCTCCACCATTTAGTCGCCTTTGTTATTTCACCTTTTGGGGTATCGTCCGCCAGTTCGGGGTTCGGCTCAAAGGCTTCTGACCACTCGCCTGTGGCGTAGTCGTATGCCTTGTCTCCCAGAATCATTGTCGGCCCGTCAAAGCCGTCGGTAAAGCCAACGCCACCCGACCAATCCGTCGGTGCGTTTTCACTAGACACGGCCTTCTGCGTCCAGCCGAGTGCGCTAGCGAGGGCGTTCACTGCGTCGGTCTTGGGCAGTTCTGGCATACGGTATGCACAATACGCCTCAGCAACGGTATCCGCAAGTGACGTGGTTCCGTATTCGGACATACCCCGTTCGGCAATCCACGAGGCGACGGCGGTTCCCTGCAAATCAGCACCGCCAGCACCGTTTTTCATAAGCCAATCCAATGCGCCAGCACGGTCTTTCAGCGTGCCGTCGGGCATACGGAAACTAGAGTTTCGACCCATTTGGTTCCGATAGCCCTGACGTTCAGCACTTGACAGACGTTCCTCATTGAGATGACCGCCGAGACTAGCCAGACCCTTATATACGCTGTCCATAGACAGACCCCGACTAAAGAAATCCGAGTGTCCGAGTTCGTGGGTGACGATTGCCTCTAGAGCCTTGTCTTTGGTGGCAAAGCAGGTATAACTAGCGAATTGGTTGGCGAACGCCGATGGTGAAATAGATTGGTCGTGAGCCTCACGCAACGCCTGTTCCATTGGCGAGTTTCCACCTGTCTTGAAGTTCGACATTGTGCGCTCTAACGCACCATCCACACGGCTCTTAGGCATAATCTCAACGGTGTTCGGGTTCTTGGAACTGACGTAGCCCAGAGCGTTTGAGGTTCCCCTAGTAATGTCTTTCGGGGCGAAGTTGATGGTCTTGCCCGTCGCATACTTGTCTATCGTTTGAAGCATTGTGTGGGCTTCGGGGTCGGATGGTTTCCACGACCCTCTAGTGGAAAATACCGCCGAGTTCCCTGCGTCACTCTTTAGCGTTATACGCCCGTCTGCCTTGCTGACGGTGTGCCAGCCTGCTGGTAAGCCCTTCTCGGCTGTAGAGGGCGTTTGGGGGGCTTTGGGGGCAGGTTGAGGCTTGGGTGCTGTTGCTGGTCGAGGCGCACGAGGAGCCGGTGCTGGCTTTGGGGCAGATGGGGTGCGAGTAGTTGTGGTTCCACCACCATTACGGCGGTTTCGCCATGCCTCAATGTCGCTCATGTCCACCGTGTCAATGTGTTGCGAGAGGTCTTTTACACCAGCCTCGCCCGTAGTCCACTGATTGCCGTGAAACGGGTGTCCGGGGTCGTCGCCTTTGGTGATAACTGATTTGGAAACGTTTGGCTTGTATTCCGTAAAAGAACTGGATTCAGAACGGGCTTGTGCCATTTGGGGGCTATTCCACCACTTAGAGCCGTCATCGGTGAGCATCCCTTGTTCGGGTGTTGCGCCGGGGTTGTTCGCCGCCATGACGTGATACATAGAGGTTGCCAAGCCATTGCCCCGTGCGCTTGGGCTGGTTTCCACCATTTGAATGTGGGGGGTCTTTTCGCCGTCGGCTACGGCATAGTCAAGGTGACCCACAACATTTCCATTAGCGTCGTGAGCCGTTACTTGGTAGTAACTCTGACCACCGCCAACGTCGGTTTGCGTATGCCTAATTGTGTATCCATTTTTTTCACCAGACACTTCGGCAAATGTTCCGCCATCGACGTGTGGCATCGCAGTTGCGTGTAAAACCGTTCCGTCAGACGTGGTTAGGTCGGCGTGGTGATACGTCTTGTTCCCGTATCCAACGCTGGTTCCTGTTTCTGTCCACTGGTTCCCGTGAAACTCGTGCCCTTGAACATCGCCTTTTTGAACCTTGTTCAGTCTTTCCACCACTGACTTAGCCCACGAATAGCCTGCGTCGCCACCCCACGCATACCACGCCACCTTGCCGGGGCTTGGCTCATCCCAGTGAGGTGATTTCTTGTCTGGCTGGTGGCGGTCAAAGTATGCCTTCATCCGTCGGATAGTCACCTCTGAAACGCTTGCCCCACGAGCGAGGTCAGAGGCTCGCTTGCGACCGACAGAGGTGAAACCGGAACCAGCCTTGCCGTCAGCCATCCACTCCAAAGCCTTTTTGGCTGCGTCTTGAACACCCTGCGGTGGCGTGAAAGCGTCTTTCTTTATGGTTTGTGGAAATGCCTTGTCAAAGGTTGCCACCATAGCGTCGGCGTATTCTTTTTCACCGGAACTAAGGGTGGGGTCATTTTGGAAATCGTGAAGTGCGTTGCCCATTTCACTAAGACGGTCTGGTGATATCTTCCATTCCTTCGCCACCGCAGCAAGTTGACGTGGTTGCGCCCAATTTTCATCGTTGAATGCTGATGAATGGTCAATGCCAACAAGACGTGCGGTAGAAATCTTGGCGGCTTCTGAACGCAATAACGGTTCTTTGGGGTCAATGCCGGTGACCATTACGTTTCCACCATGACGGTCTGGGTTAGAAATCAACGTGTCAAACAGGGCTAGTTCGCCCATTTGCTGACGAAACTTCTCCGGTACGTCTTTGGGGCTGGCAGTTGGTGTTTCTGAACCTAAATCAAGCCACGACTGTCCTTCTAAGTGTGGTTGCAGAATGGCATCTGGTCGCCCGTCAATGCGAACGGCATCACGAATTGGAATGTCTAGTGCTTTGCCAACCTTTGCGGCAAGGGCTTCGTTCCACGCTTGACGCTTTGCTGATGGGCCGCCCCAACCGTCATTTTGGAATACCTTGACAATGCCCTTTTCGCCATTACCCAGCGTGACTTTTTCCATCGCCTTTGCCTGTGCGCCACCCTCAAAAGCGTATTTGGTGGAATCTTTTATTTCGGTAGACCCAAGTTTGACAAATTGGTTTCCGTGAAACTCGTGACCTGAAACGTCACCTTTTTTCACTACGCTCTGTTCCACGATTTGTAAATCCGCAGCAAGACTGGCGAGGTTTGCCAGCATATTCTCGTATTTGTCCATCATTTGTAATTGGGCGAAATACGGCTTCGTGGTTTCCAGCAGTGGTTGTATGGCACGAACGTCGTCAGATGTCACACCCTCGTTGTATAGGCTTGCCAGCAGTTCAGGCTTTGGGGGACGAAGGCGGAAGTTGCAGAGAGCGTGGTCAATGCCGACAATGCCGTTTGAGGTGAACATAAGGTTCTTTGGTCGGCGGTCAGAGTTAGCAACAAAGTGGTCAAAGATTTGTAGTTGGATACCTTGTGGGTCGTTTGGAACGTCTTTTCCACCTAAGTCCTTGCCAGACTGCCCAACCACGAACGGCATAATCACACTGTCGGCGTTCTTTGAGGTGAAAAGGCAGTCACGAACGGGTGCGTCAAGAGCCTGTCCTACACGGGCGGCTAAGTATTCTTGGGCGGCTAGTAGTTCAGCAGGATAGTTGCGCCCCGTCTTGTTGCCCACCCAGTCCTTCATTGACTTCTCAATGCCGAACGAGCCATCAGCAAAGCGAACTACGTTGAACCCGTCGTTCTGGTTGCCCTCAAAGTGTTCTGACGACGGCTGGCGACTAACAATATCGGTGTTAGTGAAACCTACGAACCCATTACTTGACATACTTGGGCGTTGAGGTGGCGAGCCACTGCTCGACAGAGGTAGGCGGAGTTGGCTTGGGCAAGAACTGACGACCATTTACCAAACGCCAACGGTTTGCCAATGGGCGTGAGCAAGTAGCGCAGACGTTCTTTTGGCTTGCCCCAGAGGTGAAAGAGCCATTGAACGAGCCGTCGGCGTTGCGACCAATCCACGCTGGCGGCACCTTGACTGTGTTCTGATGCCCAGAGGCGCAAATGGTGGTGAAAACGGCGTTGTAAGGGTCAAAGTGTCCAATACCGCCGGATGAGTGCTGGTTGCCACGAAAGACGTGACCATGAAAGTCGCCTTTGTAGAACTCGGCATATACGCCCTCTGTGCCGAGAAGGCTGTCTCTAGTGAAATCGTTTGCGCTTGCCATTATTGAGCATCCTCGCTAGTCCAGTCCGAGTGTGGTTCAGCACTCGAATCACTTGTGTCGTCGGGAACGAGGTCAGTTCCCGTGGGGTTTGGGTTGTATTCGGGGGTGTGCGTTGATTGCCCCTCACCGAGCCAGCCCCAGTCTTGCGCCCCTTGCTGAAAAGGTGGGTTCTGATACTGCGTTCCGGGGTAGGCAGGAACCGCCCCGTTCGCCTTAGCCATTTCAGCAGGGCTGTGTTGTTCTGTGTTGTTGTCTAGGAAAGAGCAATACTTGGCAAGTTGGTCTTGTGCGTCAGCGTGGGAATTGAGAATGTCGGCGTTTCCACCAGTTTCTCCCTGTGCGGCCTTGCGATACGCATCCGCAGCATCACTGTGCGTAAAAGAGGCACTTTGCCACTTTTCCAAACGGCGAAGTCCGTCGCCCTGTGCTGAAAGAGCCTTTGCCTGTGCGATATATGTCGCAGTTCGGGGGTTGGGCTGATTTGGAAGGTCGCCAGAGAACGGGGCGGACTTCTTTAGACCCATACCCACGATTTCCCTGTCTAGGAAGCGTTGCCCTTCCTCAAGTGCGCCAGCCTCGCTTTGACCGAACATTACGTCGCCAAAGTGCCTGCCATTTTTGCTATCCACAAAGGTCGCTAAGTCGTGGTGATTCCACCCGTTCTTGATAGCGGTTGCCTGAATCAACTTGTCCGCCAACTTGATACGGTCAGCACCTGAAATGCCGTTGGAACGCAGGTAGTTGCCACGCTCGCCCAGATAGCCGTAGCCCTTGCCGATTTCAGCATTAGTCATCTTGTCTAGAACGCCGTGAATATCGGTCTTGTCCGTGACGGCTTCTTTGGGGTCGATTCCAGCACCCTTGAGAGCAGACGTGTATTGATTGCCGTGAAACTCATGCCCCGGCAAATCGCCCTTTTCTACGGGCTTGTGATACGTTCCACCACGACGCTTGTATTCCTGAACGACCCAGCCGTTAGCGACAGCCGACGGATACACGTCAAACTTGCTCTTTGCCTCTGAAATCACCTTGTTGTAGAGGTCTTGGTCATCCGGCTCGCCCTTGCGGTCAGAAATCAACTTTGTGTAGTCAGGCTCGTCTGCCTTAGCGATTTCACCACTTGCCTTGCCTGCTGGCTCGCCAGTGGCATCAATGTGACGAAGTTGGCAAAAACCCTCTGGGTTGTCAATGTGTTGACCGGCAATAGCAACGCAGTCCTCAAAGTCGCCGGGTTGCCCCCAGTTGATTTGTCCATCAGCACCAGCGTTATACCAGTCACGAAGTGCTTGGGGGTTCCCAGCCTTGTGAATAGCAATTTCGTTAGTCATACCGAACTCCATAGTGGTTTATCGGCATTACTTTACTACGGGTTTGGTGAAATCCCCATTAGAAACCTAGAAAGTCCTTGACCTCATCGCCCGTCAAAAGCATAGGCAAGGTGAAAGTATTGCCGTCAGTCCAGTTGTCGGAAAAGTAATCAAATACTTGCTGGTCGCTTTCAGCAGGGTTGCTCTTGCGATAGGCAGATACAAACACTTTTGCCGTGCCAGCGATTTCAGCAATGGTTCCGTTGTTTATAGAGATAAGACCCGTTGAGCCTTCACTCGGCATACCCATTGAGTAGAAGTAGATAATGTTCATCGCAAACATCTTACCAAAGACAAAGCCCCCCATACCTATTTCACTAGGCACAGGGGGCTTGTCTTAGTTTGGAAACTAGGCGGTCTGCGCCAAAGCACGTTCCTCAGCGTCAGCCTTTGCTGATGCGCCAGCGGAAAGGGTGCGCAGGGTGCGAGCGTTCTCTTGGTAGGCGTTGGCTTCGGTGTGTGAAGCGTCGGGGTGACCCTCATCAGCCTTGAGACGCATAACCATCTCATTGCCCTTTTGTGTTCCCTGAGCCTTCATGTAGGACTTGGCGGCGGCACGGTAGTGGTCGGCTGCGGTGCGGTGGTCACCAGCACGGGAAGCAATGTCGCCAGCCTTGACGTGACTGTCGGCTTCCTTGCGCATTTCGGCAGCGTTGGTGTTGTATCGCTTGATGGTGTTCTTCCAACCCTCACGCTCGTGCATCAGGTTTGCGCCAGCCTTTATACCACCCGTCCACTGATTGCCGTTGAACGTGTGTCCGTCCTGTGCGCCCGAACCGGGGCCACCCTTAGCGATGTAGGACAGGAAACCAGCCGACTTCTCAAACTCACGGGTAAGCAGGCTCTCGGTGCTGAACGCCTTAGCCATTGGGGTGCTGTCGTCTGCGCTGGAGTCGTCCTCGTAGTCGCCGTCCTCGTTGCCGGTGACCCACGACTGTGGAACCATACCGTCGTTCATACCCTGACACATCGGGCAAGAACTGTCGTCACCCGACATACACGATGGGCAAAGGACAAGCACTGCGCCCTTAGCGATTTGTCGTTCAATACTCTTAGTCATACTGCTGTCGGCTCCTGTCCAACTCTCTGGGATAGCGTCCGTCGCCCCCAACGCCTTTGCTTGCGTAATAATGTGCGCCTTTACTTGCGCTGGGTTCTTTGCCCGACCAACCGCCTGAATAGCGTTCGCAAGGTCGCCCTTGTTCTCAATTGGGAAAGAGCCGTCTGGCAATGCCTTTCCAGCAGAAGCCAAAGCCTGACGCTTCTCTGCCGAAAATGCTCGCTTCGTTAGTGAAAAGTCGGGAACCATAACGCCGTCTACGTTCATAATCATGCGTGGCGGAACCTCAACAATGTCGTCAATCTTGGTGGTGTCGTTCGCCTTTGGAACGCTGGAGTCGTCGTCCACCATTTGTCCGTAGCGGTTCTCAATCTGACCCTTAGCAACAGCAAGAACGCCAGCGAGGGCAGACTTGGCAAGGTTCAGGGTTTCACCAGCGGTTCGGACTGCCTTGTCAGCGTCACGGTGACCAGCCAAAGCGTTGTTGTAAGCCTTACGCAGTTCAGCCACGTTTGGAGCGGCCTTCTCAACTGCCGTGAAGTAAGCGATTTCACTAGACTTCAGTGCCTCAGTTGCCTTGACCAAGTGGTAGTTAGCGGTTTCCACCTGACCAGCAGCAACAACCTCGTCACGGCTCAAACGAGCAATCTGCGACTTGGCGATTGCTGATGCGTTCTTGTCGTCGCCCTTTTGGACGAACGATACGGTTGTTGGCTCTGCGTTGTTAGTGCGAATCATAGGGGGTAATCCTTTCGGCTATTCGGTGAAATACTACACCGTGATTTTGGAAATATGGTTGCGGAACCTTTATTGAGCGAGGTCGGGGCGTTGGCTCTCAATGTAGCGAACTGACGAGTGAAAGTTGTTGTCCGTCAGGGCATCAAGGTCTTTGGGGGTTGCGCTCTGAACCAGCCACTTTGGAATAGCGTCTGCCGAGCGTTCGTCACCACTCATGTCGGGCTTGCCAATGGGGGCGTAAGGGTGAGCGTCAAAGTGACGGCTTTCCGCTTCCATAATTTTGGCGGCGGTGTCCGTCATTTTGACTTGATTCCAATCTGAAGCGTGGTCTTTTGCTGTAATCCCTGATAATGCCTCTGGCGTGTTGTTTCGGTCGCCCCAAGTTTTTTTAGAAACAGAACCATAACTTCTAGTCCGGTCTAGCATTGGGCGACCATTGGGATGAAAATCATGACCATTGGGCAAAAGGGGCTTGCCCGTTGAACTGGTGTATTGGTTTCCCTCAAAGGGGTGACCACCTTGCGCACCAGAACCCGGCCCGCCCTTAGCAAACTCAACCCACGCAATGATTTCAGCGTCAAGATTTTCCATAGTTATCCTTGTTGCGAGGCATTGAGTTGCCACGCCCATTTCTGGTGGCTGTCAATGCGGTCTGCGAGGAAGTTAGCGATACCCTGCTGGTTTTCACTACTAGCGATTTGGAAAGCCACGTTGAGGCTACGAAGCACCTCTGCGTTAACCGAAACGAGGTCGGCAACCAACGTTTCGTGGTGATAACCGCTTACTGCGTCGTCGGGGGTGGAAGCCATTGCCGACAGGTCTTTGAGGCGGAACGGAACAAACACACCCAACTTGCGGATGTTTTCAGCAAGAGGGTCGATTGATTCATACACGTCTGTGTAGATTTCCTCAAACTTTAGGTGATACTGCGGAAAGTCCGTGCCGACAACGTTCCAGTGATGCCCGTGAGTGCGGTGATACATAACCGTCACGTCTGCGAGACAGCCGGAAAGGGCTACGGCAAGTTCTTGGCTCATTATTCCACCACGCCCATAATGGGCATCTGACCGGGTTCCTCTGACGATTCATCCAAATCGTTTGCGCCACGCACCACGCCGTTTTCATCAACGCCGTTCCAGCCCTGATGCCCCCAGTCCTCCATGTGGTCTGGTGAAACGTTGATAGTTGTGTATCGGGGGTCTTGCTTGGCTTTCCAAATGGCAATAGCCTTGCTGAAATCGTCGCTCTGCCCGTAGTCAGTTCCCGATGTTCCCGACGTACCAGCAGGCATTGGCTCGTCAGGGGTGGCAGGTGGCGTGTAAGGAACGAACGCTGGCTTTGCCTCAATGGGGTGTGCGCCGGGTGAGTTGTTTTCCTTGCGCCAATCAGTAATGGTTTTAGCACTCTTGCCCAGTTCGGCAAGGTCTGAACCCATCTGCGCCTTTTCGTGGTCAGCAAACTCTGGGTCGCCTACAGGGTGGCTTTCCACCGCTGAACTAGCCGAGAACGCTTGCTTGCCCGTGTGCTGGGCAGTCCTAAGAACGCCGTATGAACCGCTGGGCAAGTGTTCCTCTTTGAGTTTGGCAGCAAGTTCCAATTCACCAGCCGCCTTGTTGTGCAGATACGACGCAGCATCGTGCTTGCCCATTTCTGAAGCGGCGTGTGAGCGAAGTGCATCGTATCGAGCCTGACCGATTTCACTAGCACTAGTCAAGTGTGGCATTTCCTCGTGCTGGTGTGCTGCGGTCTGGTGCTGACTGGCAATGTCACGATGCCATTGAGCCACCTGACGCAGTTCCTCTGGGGTGGAACGTGAGGACAATGACTTGTCGGCTTGACGGATTGCGCCTGCCTTATCACCTAACGAAGTCCATTGGTTTCCGTGAAATGCGTGGCCGGGTGTGTCGCCCTTTAGGATTTCACTGTCCGTTTTAGTCATTACTTGGAAACCAAAAGACTTGGTGATATTCCCCAAAGCGAGTGTTGCGTTGTGCGCTTGCTCGGATACATATTTGGCAGTTGCCGTTGCGTCGCTGGCATCACCATCAAAGTCGGAGCGTTGCCACCCGTCTCCCGAATAGTCAATAGGCTTAATGCTTTTGGCGTATATTGCCGCTTGTTTGTTTATTTCAGCAGCCTTATCGTGATACCAAGCGGCTGATTCGTGAATGGAAGCCACTTTTCCAATACGCTTAGCATCTCGCTTACTACCCGGCTTAGTTAGGCGTTGCTGTTCAGCACGTAGTTTTTCAGCAAGTTCACGGTGACCTTGTGCGACCTCCGTGTGCGTTTTTACAGCCGCCTCGTGCGCTTGTATGTCGTCAGCACGGCTGGCTGAACGTCGAGCCAAAAGTTCTTTTTTGGTTAAACCATATCCGTCAACAACTTTATTGTGGGCGTACTCAATGTTGTCTGCCTTATCATAAAGGTTTTTTGATTCCGTGGCGTACTGGTTACCACGGAAAGGGTGGCCCTCAAAGTCGCCTTTGGCAAAATCAACCCATTGTTGGATTTCACTATTCAAGTCAGGCATTTATAGGTTTCCAATCCTTAGAAACTTAGACGGGGTACTGGCGCTGCGCCCGTGTCCTGTGCCATGTTAAGGGCTTGGTCAGTTGCCTCAGTTGCCTCACGGCTGGCACGAACAGCAGGGAACGCAGCGTCAACGCTCCGTTGTCCAACGCCCTGTTCGTCAGTTACTTTGGCGGCCTCTTCGTGAGCCTGTGCCGCAGTCGTGTGCATTTCAGCAGCGTGACGTAGCGCACTGCTGGTTATGGGGTGTCCGGTGTCGAGGGCGTGTTGAGCCAAACCACGCAAATCCGACGACATACCACGGTGCAAAGCAGCAGCAATTTCGTGCTCTGCCGACACGCTCTCTGGGTCGGCTCCCTCGCTGTGCTGAAGGTGCATGTTGTTAGCAATCTTTAGAGTGTCGTTCAGTTTTCGGGCTTCGGTGTATTGATTCCCGTGAAATGCGTGTCCGACAACGTCGCCCTTTAGGATTTCAGCAGACTTGTTCATCCACGGCTCAAAGTCGTTGAGGGCGTGGTCGGACATATTGACGGGGTTCGTTTCAGGCTTACCGATTTCACCCCACGCATTAGGCTCACCCTCAATAGGTGGGCGAGCCAACTTGCCCCAGCCGTCAGCAGCCTTTAGGTGTGCTTGCGCCTCGTTCAACTTTCCAGCGTCGGCAAGTTTGCCAGCAATGTCGCCGTGAAGGTTGGAAATGCGCCTAGCGGTTCGCTGTGCGATTTGCGATTTGCGAGTTCCTGAACTAATCAAACGACGGATTTGGTCTTTCTTGTCGTTGATTTCACCAGCACCGCTAGACCATTGGTTTCCGTGAAAGGGGTGTCCATCCACGTCACCCTTTGCGACCTGCTCTGCCTGAACCTCTGCGTATTTGGCTCGCTTTTGAGCGCAATCTGCCTCTGAGGTGCAAGGTGCGTCGCCGTGCATCTTGTGCCAGTTGTCGTGGTCTTGGTCGTGGCGCATAACGGTAGCAAGTGACTCGTTAGCGTCTTTGGCTACTTTCTTTCCACCACACTTAGGGCAAGTGACGTGTCCGCCCCGAATAGAGCCGGTTCCCTTGCAGAGAGGACACTTATCGCCCTTAGCGATGGCAATCCACTCTGTGATTTCACTATTCAGGTCAGACATTTCCAAATCCTTTATGCATTGAGGTAGTCGTTGGCATGGTGATTGAGCGCAGCCTGTGTTTGGCGAATTGCCTTAGAAGCGTCAAACACGATGTTCCGATTGCCGTAGTCGGCAACCTTGTTCCACGTTTTTGCAGCCCGAAGGTGGGCTTGGGCAAGATTGTCTAATTCCTCACCCTTACCGTCTTTGCCCTCTGCGAACGCCTTATTACGAGCGTTGCTAGCATTCATGGCTTCTTGGTTGTGAAACTGTGCCATACGAATAGCGTCGGCATGGTTTGCAACGCCATCCATACGAGCCTCAGCCACCTTGACGGCGTGGCTCATGACATCTTGACCGCTAGAACCTGCCGAATACTGATTGCCGTGAAAGGGGTGTCCAGCCACGTCACCCTTCAGAACAGCACTCTTAGCGAGGTCTGCCGTAGCCCACGTCGGCGCAAGGCTCTGAATGTCAAATGGATTCTTAGACATTTCACTAGCCCCTTATGCGGTTTGACGGTTGAGGGTCGGGTCGCTTGCGTTCACACGGGCGGAGTCAAGAGAACCCTGAACCGCATTGACTTCAGCCAGAGACTTGGTAGCCAAGTCCATCTTTTGGGCAGCATCGGTTCGCAAGCCTGCGAGGGTGCGAGCGTCTGCGCCACCGGCCGTAGCCTTCAGCAACTTGCCCTGTGCGATAGAAGCGTCACGAGCGGCACCCTCTGCCGAGTGGGCCGATTCGTGAGCAGAAACAATCTTTTCACCAAAGCGACGGTTGACGAACGGGTATTCGCTACGGGGCTTTTGGACAAGTTCGGCCGCACGGGTCTGGTGATACGCAGCCTCGTGCAAGTGGCTTGCCGCCTCGTTGAAGTGACCGGCACGAGCAGCCGCATTGGCAGCCGCAATGTGCGCCTTAGCAGCGTCAAGGTGCTGTCCGTGGTCAAAGTTTTCCGTGCCACGTCGAGTTTCATACTTGTCCGCCATTTCGGGAACTGAGGTGAAACGGTTGCCACGGAAGGGGTGGTTCCATTGCGGGCCTGAGCCGGGGCCACCCTTGTTGATTTCACTAGCAATGTCGCCAGAAGCGTTGCGCTCTTCCTCAATGTCCTGAGCCTTGCCACGCAAACGACCAACTTCACCAGCGTGGAAGCCAATCTTGTCGCCGTCGCCGTTGCGCTTGAATGCGCCAACAGCCTTAACGTGGTCGTCGGCGGCAGAGTTCAGCAAGTCAATTGCGGTCTGGTGGTCGCCAGCGGCGTGAGCGTCGTCTGCCTTGTCCTCTTTGTCCGAAGCAGACGAAACGAGTGCTGGAACGTCGTTGATTGACGCACCGTTCGTTGCATCGTCGTTGCTAATGGCAGGGTTTGCGTCCTTGTAAAGAGGCAAAATCCACTGCTCAATGGTTTCTAACAGGTTTTCTGACATAGATAGTCCTTTCCCAAATGGGGTTGTGTTGTTGATTTCACTAGACATGACCAGTCTCCTAACTAATCACTATTTTCGGGATTTGTCCGGCTGGTGTCGGTGTCCACGATTCATCACGCTCAATAGGCCCACCAATGTTCCAAAGGTCAGGCTCGGTTGATGCGTCTTTGCCGTAATCAGCAAGGTCGTTCAGGTTGAACGCTCCCCACTTACCTACGGGCTGACCAGCGATACGGGCGTATCCCCACGCCGTATTCGTCTTAGGGTCAAGTTCTGCGACATAGAAGTCGGCATTTGCGTTGTAGTAGTGCAAGTAAATGACGGTCGCTTTGAGGTTTGCGTCGTCAGTGTCCCAAAGAGGTGGAATGTTCTTGATTACTTTGCTCTTTGGAAAGAACTTCCCCTTGCGGATAGCGTCAAGGTCGATTCCACCAGCGGTTTCCTCTGACTTGGCAACCGATTCTGCGTAAAGGTCTGACGGAACAACGCTTGCCAAAGTGACCTTATTGGCACGGGCTTGCTGAAACAGTTGGTTTGCCTGAGCGAACAAGCCCAAAGAAATACGGTTGATTTCCACCGCATCGTTAGCGAAAGCGTATGAGTTCTCTTGGTCTACGTTGGAAGCCTGTTCCAAACCAAAGGCGCAGTTCTTTAGTTCGTTCGCAGCCATCAAGACAGCGTTTCCAGCACCCTTTAGGTCGCCGTTCGCCTGCATTTTTGCAGCAAGCCCAAGTGCCTGTGCTGAGTTTTGGAAGTTGATTTTGGCGTGAGCAAGAATGGTCGCCAGCGTTCCACCAGCGTTTTCTGATTGCGTCGCCTCTGACGGAAATGAAGCCTCTGGTAGAACCGCCGGAGCCTCTGGGTCAGTCCAAGTAGGGATAGCCAAACGCTCGGCAAGGGTCGCCTTAGTAATGGCGTTCAACCATTGCTCAATGGCGTTATCAAGCGTGTCTGACACAAAGGCTCCTAAGTGACTATTTCTGGTGAAATGCTACCCTACTATTTGCGAAATCTAGTTGTGCTACTAGGTTTTAGAATTCGCAGTAAGCGAGCGTTCCACCAGTGGCACTACTAATGGCGTTGATAACGCCCGAAAAACCGTTGAGAGTAATTACCTGCGCTGGGGTCTGGGCAGTTCCGGGTGAGAGGACAATGCCCTGACCTGCCACAGCGGTAGCACCCAGACCGATAGAAATAGTGGTGGAACCCGTGTTCGTCAGATAGACCGCCGTGCGGTCGAAGGCAGCCATCACCTGAACGCTCTGCGTTCCAATGGTTGCCTTGCCGGAACCAGCGTTAGCGGTAGCCGTCGTTGCTACAAATCCGGGGACAAGACGAGGCATTAGTTCATTCCCCCTGCGGTAAATGGGTTGTATGTGTTTTCAGCAGGAAGGTCGACCTCAATGCCAGCACCCGTTCCGCCGATAGAGAAACCACGAACCTTGCCTGATTTCACTAGTTCCCACGCCCACGGCTTCCACTGGACACCGAGAAATGCCGTGCCAGCAGGGAAGGTGGTCTTGACGATGTTGCTCGTGTCGGCTTGATACATTGGAACCTCAACGGGGTAAGGCCACGTCATAGCCTCTAACCACTCGCCAGCCACAATGTCTACGTTGTGCTGAAGGCGGATGTCACGGTCGCCAGACTTGACGTAATCCCACATAGCCTTCTGAAGTTCCTCAGTGTCCGTCCATTCGCCGTGTGCGTCAAGTTGCCCCGGAACATACCACGGGCCGAGCGTGTAGCGCAGTTCGGCATCCTTGCGGATAGTGCCTACGATTTCACTACTCTTGACAACTTCGGAGGAGTCAGAGGAGGAGTCATCGTTTTGGAAAGGCATTTCGGCAACGCTGATTTGCGTAGGATTTGACGTAGTGCGCTTGCCCTCTTCGTAGTTGCTGATAATCGGGGCAGACCAAGCGGTTCCGTCGACGTGAACGGCAGAGGCATCCTTTTCCACCACGCCCTTTGCGAACTCAACTGCGTCAAGAGTGCCACGATTTTCCCGAACCGACTTGTAATACAAACCGTTCGTGATAGAGGTGGAAACCGTCACGGGAACCATGTTGAACTTGCACCAGCCGTTTGATGAGCAAGATACGGCAACCCAGTCACAGCCGTTGTCGCCCATAGCAACACAGTTTCCACAGGTGAAACCTTGTGCCATAAAGGGCGAGAAGTCGGTATAAACAGCGTCGCTCGTTGGGATACGACCATTTGCCTGAACAAGACTGTCCAAGTCCTCTGCGATTTTCACTTGCCACGGGGTAAGCCCGTCAGACCAGTCAGAGCCGAGAATGTCGCTATCGGAGTCAGATGACGACGACGAACTTGACGAACTGCTGGACGATGAACTGCTACTGCTAGACGATGACGAACTGCTAGACGAACTGGAACTGCTGGAATCGTCGCTTGACGAGGATGAACTGTCGCTTGACGACGAACTGGAACTTGACGAACTGCTAGACGAACTTGACGAACTGCTGGAACTACTAGACGACGAACTTGAACTGTCGCTAGATGACGACGAACTGGACGAACTACTGTCGCTTTCACCATCGTCGGTCGGCTGGACGGCAGCGAGGATAGAGGCAACCGTTTCAGGGTCTAACTCAACCTGAACCGCCCCGTCAGAGGTGGAATCGCTGGAGTTGTCGTCGGCTGGGCTTGCGCCGAACACAAATGGGCCGAAGTCCTTTGCTACAGGCTCGCAAGTGTCCGCTTCGGTGGTGGAACCACATACTAAACAGGCGTGTGTATTGCCAAAAGCGTTGACGCTCTTGATAAATGGGTGGGCTACGTCAGCCAGACCCTTAGCCAGATTACGGGCAATCAAACGCTTTTCAGCATTGGCAGACATTGGAACGCCTGCCTTGTTGATGTGGGCAAGACCGTTTCGCTCGCCGTTTGGAACAAGAACGAGGGCAGCGTTTTCACCATTAGAAACCGAGAGAACGTCTGCGGTGAGGTAGCCCTTGCGGAGCAAGTCAGCGGCGGATGCCCGAACGTCGTCGTTGATGCCCTTGTTCACAATTATTTCACTAATTGCGACATCGGCAACTACGTCTAGAACATTTATGTTGTCCATTGTGGCTGACTCCTAATGGTTGTACGTTATAAACTTTATCTCAACATTTCCAAATCACCGTGCTGATTAGGACTTAGCACGGCTCTTGGCTGTTGGCATAGAGATACGGCGCAATATGGTGAGTTGGTTCTTGGACTTTTTCTTAGTCTGCGGAACGTTGCGAATGCGCATAGCCATTAGGAAGTCGGCCCTTGATTATTCACCAGAGGCCCACTCATACCGCTGGGTGGTCGCTTGATGCTGGTGTTCGTTGTCGGTGACTTGACCTTGCCGGGTGTGGTCGGCTTCAGGTTGGGTGGTGCGTCACCTGAATAGCCAGACGAAGTAATGTTCGCTTGGATTCCACTACCGCCAGAAAGGTCGTTCAGACCGCCGACGGGGTTTTGGACTGCGGTTGCGACCGTGTTGTCTTGTGTGGATGCGCCCGTTGGTGTTGCTGATGGGCCGTTCTGGTCGGTCGTGAGGGTCACGTCGCCGTTGTGGATAGCCGACATAGTTTGCGCCTGTTGTGCTGTTCGCAGGTCGCCATAACGCTGGTTAGGCGTGGTTCCGTCGGTTTCTGGGCGGAAGTTCGGCAAGCCAGCCAACTCTCGCAGGTATTCCTCTAGGTTGTTGTCTGGTGTAATCATCTGGGCGTTGGCGAGGTTGAGCAAGAACGCACCGAGTTCCTGTAGGTCAATGGCAGCGATTTGACCATAAGTGAGTTGTGGCAAACGGTCGGTCGGGTAGCCATTGAGGTTCATTAGGCGTGGAATAGCGTGTGAGTTAAAGACCTCAGCAATGAGGCGAACCCAACTTTCCACCGAAGCCACAAACAGGTCTACCTTTGAGGTTCCGAGTGCGAACGAGCCGACGCTTTCGTGTCCGAGCATAATGAAGTCTGCTAGAACCGTCATAGCAATGTGCTGGTTGTAGCGAGTAATGATTTGGTCGGTGTTGTGCGTGGGGATGAAATCGTCCGTCACATACATATGTGAGGGCGAGGAAACCATGATGCACTGGACTTCCATTTCACCAACGTATTCGACGGACGAAATGCCAGTGTGGTAGCGCATACGGCTGTCATCTGATAACTTCTCCGCCTTGCGTTCTAGGCGAACCATTGGCAGGTGTTGTGGCATACGGATACGAACGTGGTGATACTCGTTTGCCGAGAAGCCAACCTTGCCCGTCTTTGGCGACGTGTACTCGCCAATCGGGTAGCGACCGACGCTTGCTGTTCCACCAAGCGAACGCACGATTTCCGCAACATCGCTAGCCAACTGTGGACTAACGGTATAGAAGATACCCAAACCCTCATTGGTGATGGTTCCATCTGTGTCCATCAAACCCTGAAGCAGTGCTAGGCGGTCTTTCACCCCAGCGGTCAAGTATTGACGTGGAACAAACTTTTCGGGAGCCTTTTTGCCAAGCAAGGACATTTCACTAAGCGCAGTCTTGACCGCAGACGTGCGACGACCCGATGTTCCCGTAATGTGGTACATCTCAGCCTTGCCACTACCGCCGTCTTTGTCGTGCCACATTGTCACAACGTCTCCTGCTGGCAAGTGGCTTTCTACCTCTTGTGCGATTTGTGCGTCGGCGGAGTAGAAGCGAACCCCACCATCTTCCCGAAGGTGTCCGTCGCCCAAAAGAACACCAAGCACATACGGCTCAACGGGCAACGGGTCGCCATAAACGTATTCGACAGGCTCGATAAGGGGAAGGTGGAAGCGACGGCCGTTTCCGTGCTTTTCGATGTTTGCCAAAAGGTCTTGCGTCTTGCGAACCTTGTAGTTGGGGAGCAGGGGGTGTGCGTCGTTGATGTTTTCACTATTACGCCATTTGCTATTAGTGACCACCCAGTTGTGTTCTGCGTCTGCAAGTGTTGAGCGTCCATCTGCCGTGGTGACACGGTAGACAGGGCGAACGCCCTTCGGGAATACGCCCGTGACGTGTGAGGGCAATCCAAGTGGGTCTACGACGACATCACCAACGGCAATGTCACCCATGCGCTTCCAACCACTAGGCGTAAGAACTTTTGCGTCAAGTGGTTGTGCGTTGAACTGACGGGCGCCGCCTGAGTTCAGCAACTTGAAGTCAACGAGTTGCTTGCCCTGTTCGTCGTAAATGGCAGGCAAGATAATGCCTTCGGTTTCGTTGCGCTTTACACCACGAACGATACGTTCCATTGCGCCGAGAGCAGCCTTTTCGCCCGGCGTAGCCCCTTGCGACATCCATTCTGGTGGAACGTAGGCAACGGGCAGACCGGCGAGGTCACGCTCAACACCTACCGCCTCAAACTCTTCAATGCGACGCTTGTAATACCAAGACTTGAAGGCGTTTCGCAGAACCGAGCGACCCTCTGGGTTTCCACGAGCCGTTGTTGTGCGGAACAGCAAGGCTTTCTCAATGGGGATAACGTTCAGGCGACCCGTTGTGGGGTCACGTTGAATCATCGCCTTGATTCCACCACTTTCGTCAAACTGCCACTGCCACAGGGAGTCCTGCGTTCGCATAGCAATTTTGCGCCAGCCAATCTTGTTGTCCTTGAATTTGGAACGCTTTGACGGGTCTTTCTGGTCTGGGCCTTTGCGTTGCTTGTAGACAATCTCAAAATAAGACCAACCGTAAGGTAGAAACGACAGAATGGCAATCATTAGTTCGTGCCAACTGTGGCTCATGTCGTTCATACACTCCTCAACGAACTGGGCGGCTGCCACGTCGTCGTCGTTGGGGGTGTTTCCAGTAGGGTCGTCGTAGGGGTCAATACGCCAGTCGACTTGTAGGATTACTCGCTCAATAGCGAACAGCATCGCCCCGATAATCGGGTCGTTTTCCGACATATCACGGTAAGCGGTTTGGGCTTGCTTACCACGAAGTTGTGGGAGGATATCGTCAATGACGAAACCACCCGTGCGCCAAAGACCTGACGCACCGAGTTCTGAGAAGTTGTCAATCTTTAGTTCTTGCTGGTCGTCAGCCATTGACTATTCCGCCTGTCGCTTTTTACTAGCCCGTCGCTCTACCATACGACTTGCTTCCTCTAGGCTACTACCGCTTTTGAGTAGTTTCACTATTCGCTTTCTTTGGCTGGGCGAGTGTCCGCCCCATACGCCATAGGGTTCCTCAATACCGTATTCCAAACATTTGTAGCGAACTGGACATTCCAAACACATTTTTCGTGGCGCAATCAGGTGATTTCCCCCGTGCGTCTGTTCCTCTGGGAAAAAGGTCTTTAGGTGACTGGCATTTGGAACGTCACGGCAAAGGGCATCTTTTTTCCATTCTGGCCCAGTGAGCGATTTTACTAAAGAGTATTCCAAATACGCCAAATCGGTCGGGTCGTCGCTCATACAAACCCAAATCCCGTATTCGTTGATTTGCTTGTTGTCGTCGTCGGTCACTAAAAATCACCGTCGTAGATAGAGCAAAAAGCAAGGTATTTCAGGGCTTCGGTTTCGGTAAAGCCGACCAAGCGCATGGCGTGATACGCCTCATGGATTTCAGCAAATCCCAGTTGTAGCCGTGTTGCGACATCATCAAGGGCGTTGAGGTTGCCCGTAATGTCCTTATCAAACTCGTCGTCTGGCTGGGGTGTCTGTGGTGGAATGTCGCTCACAGAACAACAGGATACATACAAATGTCATACACAAGTTAGACACCGTTGAAAAGCAAGCACCCCCCACACGAACAGGCTTATGAGGAAGGAAATAAGCCTTACTTACGGCAAACAAGAAAAACCGTAAAGTTCGTATGAGGGGTCTTGC